ATTAAAACAAGCATTGAAACAGTTCAAGGTATCGGATGTGAATGTTTTGAAGACTGACCTTCGTTGCTTTGCAATTAAGTAATGAAATTGCTCTTATAGTAAAGGACTTTTTATGTTTTATGAACGATTGGAAGAAACAGACAAAACCATTGAAGAGATTTTAAAGTGGCGTGATATCAATATTAAGATGATTAGTAAAATAACCAATCTTATGATAGAATTAACATTGAAACAATTGGGTGAAACAATCCCGCAACAAATAAAGGAAAAAAGACGTGACAACAGATAATCTAATAGTGGCTCAGTCAGCAAGCAAAGTTGCTGCCGAATTGGTTGCCGCAACGCAACCACGCAACATCGAAGACGCCCTGGCGGCGTACGACAGGGCGTTCATGCACGTGTTGAACAGCATCAACTTTGTCAACAACAAAGAAACCAAGAAGACCAAGGGCGGGCGCCAAATACCGTTAATCAGCCAAGAGGAGATTCAGATGCGTCTGAACGCCAAGTTGCAGGCTGGTACTGCGGTCACGAGCAATCTCGTACAGTTCTGAAAAAAAGTAACACGACTGTAATAAACATCAAACCCAAGGCCAAAGGGAGGCCAAGGGCAGGCAAGTACGGTGTGTACACCGACAAAGCCACCAGGGAATACGAAAAAGCAGTCAAAGACGCCTACGTCGCTGCCGGCGGACAGATGTTCGACGGACCGGTCAGCATGTCCGTTACTTTCACCAAAAACAAGATTACTATCAGCCTGAAACAAATAGAAGGCGAGTCTTGTTTGCGCGGCGACATCGACAATTATTTGAAGAGCATCATGGACGGGTTGAACGGTGTGGCGTACGCAGACGACGGGCAGGTTCTAATAGTTAAGGCATATAAACGATAAGAGGTGATTATGCCCAGCAAGCAGACCAAGGGTTACGACCCCACACACGACATAGAGTACAAGCCCGGAAGGCGCGTCAACTGGAAGAACGACCTGGCCATCGGGCACAAGGGCGAAGACATCGTGAAAGATTTCTTGAAGTGCCTGGACGACAAGCAGTTCGAGGTGAAGTTCGACCAGTATCGCAACGGGCGCATGGTCGTGGAAGTGCAGCAGAACCCCGGGCGCAGGGGATGGAAACCGTCACGGCTTGATGACGACGCAAGCCAAATGGTTTGTTTACGTGTTCTCGCCGCAGGCGTTCATCGCGGTGGAAGTCGACAGGTTGAGGAGATATCTTGAGATTAACGACAAGATTGAATTGAAAGAGTTCGTTCCGCACTCGAACAACCCGACCAAAGGATACTTGCTGTACCCCGAGGACGTGAACAAACTTATGAGTTCAGAACTTTATGATATGGTTCCTGAAAAGTAAGGAAGACTTCGTCATAAGAAAAAAGGAACTTTCGCTGAGCGACCACGAGATACAAAAGCTCGTGGACCAGTCTCAACCGCGCAACATCTGGCAGGCGTTGATGCAGGCCGCCCCGGGCGACCAGTTGAAGATACCCGCGGACGAGCCCTACGTCATCAGGGAGGCGCTGCTGGACTGCATGGAGATGCTGACCGACGAGGACCGTTACGTAATCGACGCAATAATATGGGAGCAGACGGGCTACTCCGAGTTGGCGCGAAGGTTGGGGGTGTCCACACCGCACGCATGGCGCCTCACGCAGACGGCCTTTGCGAACCTGAAACAATTGTTGTTCATGCACTCTACCCTGAGGGAGTACGTCATAAATGGGGAATGATTTTTGGGCAAAACGAATATTTTCCGAGCAGGAAATGGAGGAGTTGGTGCTGTCGTCGGAGAAGATAGTGTACGATTCGGAGCACGGCATCGTGCTGAACGTAGGCATGTCGAACGACATGTGCGTGGATTTGATTCAGGCGTGGTACAAAAGCCAGGAGGGCGACTTGGCGTCGCAGATGCACATGCTGCAGTTCATAGAAGGTTTCGTGGACTATCTCAGGGGTTACCTGGAGCAAGAAGGCATTCCGTTCGACGACTAGTTTCCGTCTGGCGCAGCTTTCTTCGACTTCTCGTCGACTGCACCGAACACTTCGTTTATCTCGGCGTTGGTGAGTTCACCGTCGTCCAAGAACGCACGCGACAAGCCCTCTATCACCACCGCCACACCGCCGATGCCGGCCATAATGGCGGACTTCCACAACGGTACGCCCGCTATCGCACCAGCACCGACGACCGAAAGCCCCGAGGCTGCGAAGGTCGCAAGGATTCTCAATGATATGTTTCGTAGTTGGTTCATGTCTCCTACCTTTGGTTGTTGGCTATGAACGCTCTCAATGCGGCTTGTTGTGCTGCGCTGAGAGCCCTGCCACCAGTTGTCACTGCTTTGGCGGCTGCTTCTATTGCTTGATTCCTTCTTGCGTTTTGTGCCAGTATTGGCAACAATTTTCTTAAAACCTCTTGTTCGTCCAGTCGTGTAGCAAACTCACCGGTTGGTTCAACCACTTTGTCCATCACCGTTTGTCCCCCAAAAACTCTGCGACCAATCGTGTTCGGGATGTTGGGGTCTTCTTCAATCAGATTCTTTAACATGCGTGTTATGTACGCGCTTTTGCGCCAAGCATCTTCGGGTATGAATCTTTCAAATATCATTTCGTTTTGTTGTGCTGCTTCAAAAGCAGCCCTGGCCGGGTCATCAACATTCCAGAAGTAAGAATATCCAGGTGCTTGGTCCATTGCAGTGATGCCGCCTTTGGCAACGGATGGTTTTATCATGCCGGTTATGTTCGGATTTGGCGAGTGATGCAAACCGATTTCGGTAGTTCTACCAAGCAAACCTTTTGCTATACGAGGGGCCACTGCACCAATACCTCTTGCTGCACCCGAGACAGCCAACGCAAGTAGTGCGTTACGAACAAATTCTTTTTGTAGTGCTTGTCTATTTGATGTTTCGCCAACACCTTCTTGTGCGGCGAGTTGAACCAGCGGAGAAAATAATCCACCAGTTGCAAAAGCATCTGCTATCTGTGCGCCCTTGCCAATCGCACCAGCGGTGACATCTCTGGCTTTGTTCACGAAACCACCCATCCCCATGGCGGTTTGTGACGGGATGTTGCCCAAACCAAGACTGAACTTGACGGAATCCGGCAGTTTATCCAGCAAATCGTCAAGAGGATTCACTTATTTTTCTCCTTTGTCCTCACCGCTTCTTGTTCCAGTTGTTCTATGATTTGTTTTATTCTCTGTGCCTGTTGGTAGTCTTGTAGTTGCTGCACTGGCAGACCGAAGTAGCTCAATAGTTTTTGGCGCGACTCTTCACGAGTGAACGGTCCCTGTTCTTCTTCTATGTACGATGGCTTGCCCGTTTGAACCAACGGTATTTGTGTGCCTGGAATGTTGAGGGTTCCCTGCAAAGCTTGAGCCAGTCTTTCGAGAGCATCTGGTGTGGCTACCTCGCCGCGAATCCCTTGACCTGCTATTCCTGCGCCTGTGCCAGCTGCACCACCAAGAACGGCACCTGCCGGTCCACCGACGTAACCTCCCGCACCTGCACCAATCAATGCCAATGCAGCCGTCAATGGGTCCTGTGCACCAGCTGCGGCAACGTTACCCAGACGACCAACGGTCGAGAATTGCGGTGTAATTTGCTGAAGCAGATATTGAAGTTGAGCCTGTGCCGCTTCTTCATAATATGGATTGTAAACTTGTTCACCAGTCTGGAACCTCTGGTTGATTGCAGCCTCCATCGGTGCACGATACACCGGTGCTATCGATGCAAGTATGCTGGACGGGTCGGTTAGTCTGGCCAATCCTTCTTCTTGACGTTGGAAACCAAAGTCCGGTACTGCATAGATGTTTTCACCAACCGGTAGCTTGAAAGCACCACTGAAATAGCTTGGTGTGAACTGACCCTCTTCGCCCTCGGTGTCACGCAAGTTGCGCTCAAGGCTGTTGTAGATTGCGTAAGCCTTCGGATTCAGCCACGCAGACTCTACGATGAGCGGGAACGAACGGCTGGTCCAGGTCCAGAACGGAATGAACTGCTTGATTACCTTGTCTGCTTGCGACAAGTCCTGGTAGTCGATGAGATATTTTGCGGTACGGGCTGCTGCTTGTTCGGGACTGAGACCCTGCTTCAAACCATCATAAGTCAAAACAAAGCGGGTATAATCCTCAATCTTGCCTCCAGCCTGTTTGGACCAAGACAATGGTTTGGCCAAGATGCGCGACACTCCTGCTGCAGCACCCGCCGCTTTTTCTCCCGCTGTTTCTGCACCACGCAGCGTCCTTATGTTTGTTGTACCGCTGATTCCGCGGCGTCCACCACCTTCGAACACGTCACCCAAGAGTCCGTAACCACCAGTTGCGTTGACAAGAACTGCATCGTATGTTTCTTTGACTTTATCAAACCATCTTAGTGCGTCCGCGGGCGATGCCCTGTAGGGGTTGAATCCTTTCGGAAAACCAGCAAAACGCATGTATTCTGGACTCAAATAAAAATCGAACAACGTCTTTCCACCAGGACCCAAAGCCGCTGTTCTTCTTCTTATCTCTCTATCAAACAACCTGTTGAACAAAGCTGGGTCAACGTCAACCAATGCGTCGAACATCTTGCTTCCAAGAATGTCGCTTGCAATTATTTCGTCAGCTTCCGAGAACACCAGCGATTTTCCGCCCTTGATGGCTTCTTTTTCTGTCCTCTTCAAGAACGCGTTGTAGGCAGCATAATATCTTGCGCCTTCGCTCATGTTGCCTGGTGCTGCACCAGCGGATAGCATGAAGAATATGTTCGATATTGCGTTGCGAGTATGGAATCCGGGTGTCGCAGTCACCCACGCCTTGAACATTTGGGTTGTGTCCTGCAGTGCTTTGGGCAGTGCTTGTGCTATCAGCGGGTCTTCCAATCTGCGGAAGTTTTGTAACAATTCTGTAACTTGTTGGGAACCAGCAAGACCAGGATATCTGGCGGAGTTTATTGAAACGAACCTGCCGAACAAGTCGTTGTACATCGGAAGGATTCTTATCCAGTTATCAGCCTTGACGTTGTTCACGTTGAGAACCAATCCTTTGGATTCATTCACCAAAGACTCAAGCAGGGCGCTGGCCTCGCTGTCAAGGGCGGAAGGATAGCCGACTGGCGGGGACATTCTTTCCAGGTCTCTTATTCGTGTTTGAAAATTATTGACAACCTGGTTTACTTCATCATAAAATTGTTTTTTACCGGTGCGTTTCAAGGCCTCTTTGTTGAAATCACGCATGTCTTCAACAAGTTGCTGCAGAACGCGCCTGCGCCCTTCGTTCGTGGAAAGATAGGCGACACGCTCCGGCGTTATGACCGCCTCGATTGCCGACTCGAAACCAGCCAAAGCCGACGGTGCACGACCCACCTCCTGCACTTGTGCCGGAGTTTGTATGATGTCATCAAAAGCTTTGGCGCGATACGGACCGCTGCCTGTTCCTAACGGGCCGGTTCCGTCGGTTGCCTGTGCCATTCTGTACAAGAACTCGGTGTAGGCGTTGTCTCTTGCCGTGGCTTGACCGTACCTGGTCAGCGCACTCTCTGCGTTAGTTTCAAACACGTCATACTTCAAGCCGCCATTTTCTCTGGCGATTTGATTCAGTCTTTTCACTCCACCCGCAATATCCTCGGGTTCAAGGATGACACCAAACCATCTGGAGCCGACCTTCAACTCACGCGGGTTTGCACCGGCCAACGCAAAGGTTCTGTCAATCTCCATGGCATCAAGCGCTTCTTGAGGAAGACGCCTCTGCTGTACCGCCCTTCTTGCGTCAGGGCTGAGAACGTGGGGAAAGTACGACGAGTTCTTCGGAAGTTGTCTCAGCGCATCTTCTTCTATACCAGCAGCTAGCTGTTGTCTTTGATACAAGAAATTGTTGTTGGCGTAAATTTCGTCGAGTTGTCCGCGGATTTGTTGGGCAAACAAGAACTCTTCTTCTGTCACCGTTCTGCCCAATGCTGCCGTTGCGTCGGCGGCAGTCAATGTTCTGTCAGTTAAATCAACTGCAGGCACCAAGAGCTTGGTGCCATCCGGAAGTTCTTGTGCAATCTTTCTGTCGAGCAAATCCACTATGGTATTGGAATAACTAAAGAATCTTCTGTTGGCCAAAGTTGGTGCAAGCACGCGGATAACGTCGCCGTTTGCTTGTGCCGCAATCAATCTGAATGCCCTGTCTTCTGCGAGCAGACGAACAAAATCATTTCCCTCTGCGCCAGTCAGCTTTCTCGTGACACCAGTAATATTGTCTGCAATGCTGCCAGAACGCAGGGCAACGCGCATGCTTTGTATCTGTTCCGGACCGAACAACCCGCCTTCTCCGATTGGAGTAGTGGCCCTTAATATCTCGTTGCCCAAACGAGTGTTGACGAAACCTTTGTTTATGACACTGAGAACTCTGGGAAGATTCTTTGTCGGAAAACCCACGCGTATACCAGTCAGACCAGAACCAATCACGTTGGTGAACGGCTCGGTGATTTGAGGAAGAATACGGAATTTGTCCGGACCAATACCAACCGCAGACAACGGATTGATTGCACGAAGACCGCCACGAATACCAAGCACGTCGGCAACTTCACCGCGTGCGGCGCTATAGCCACGAGTAGCAAGGTCTCTAATGACATCGTCCGTGAGAACACTGGCCACTTTTGTGTTGCCGGTGGCAACGGCTACTGCTCTTGCTTCTCTTGCGACTTGCGCAAGTTCTTCGCGGCTTCTTGCACCAAGAACCCTGCGTGGGCCTTCTTTGGCTGCTTGTTCTAACGCTTTTACTGCTGGTTGTTCTAATTGCGCAGCTATTCTTGAAGCCTCTTCTAGTGGCACCGTTCTAGATACGGTCGTGCCCGCGGCATCAACAAGGTCGAGCGTGACCTTTTTTGCACCAGCTGACCTTGCTGCTGCAATGGTTGCTTCCACTGCGGCTCTCTTGCCACCAGCTTCTACGGCTTCTATTAGTGGTTTTTTTGCAATGCCAGCAGGACCAGCCACCCAAGATATCGGGTCAAATACGACGTCCCCGACGAATCCAATGCCGCGGTCAATCCACTTGTTTCCAGTCGGCGATGGCAGGATTGTCGAACCATAACCCGTTGCCAGGTCGTTGGTTTGTCTCAACCAATCGCTGGCGCTGAATCCGCTCTTGCCGAGCTTGTAGCCTTCTCTGCCGCGGATACGTCCTTTGCCCGGCAAAATATCACCGATTATACTGCCCTCGGTTGCTGCATTGATTGCGGCAAATTCGTCACCAACTTCTTTGAAAGTTGATATGACAGCACGACGACCTACGTCAAGTCTTGTTGCTGGACCAAGAACCAGTGTTTCTATCGGCTTGAATGACCCCTTGCCAGGAACAATATCAAAGCCAATCACCTTGCCCAACACCACCAAACCCTTGTTGGGTTTCTTTTCTCCAGACACAATTTGTTGGATGGTGGTTTCTGGCACGCCAGCTCTGGTCGCCTGTGCTTGTGCAACCTGTAAATTGCGCTGTGCTTCAATCAACTGTGGACCGATTGAACGGCTCGTCGTTGCAGGCACCGTGGTTGGTGTTGGCGGCTTTGGCTGCTCTCCAGGCATTGGGCCAATGAAACCTTGCGGCTTTACGGTTGTTACTGCTCCACTACCACCGAGCGGAGGAATTATAGGCTCTGGCGTAGTCCCGCTACCACCGAGCGGAGGAATTATAGGCTCTGGCGTAGTCCCGCTACCACCGAGCGGAGGAATTATAGGCTCCGGCGTAGTCCCGCTACCACCGAGCGGAGGAATTGGTGGATTAACTTCTCTAGGCCTTGGTGCCATTATTTACCCGGTAGTGTTGTTGACTTTTTCAGCTTTTCTCTTCTTTTGACTTCGTCACCGAACGGTGTTGCACCGCTTTGCTGGAATTCTTTGAACAAGTTGTTTTCAAAGTTTAATGCTTCATTTTTCATCCTGCCCAAAGTTGATGCAGAACCAGGACCAGCGGCACCTATGTAACCAGCTGGTGCAGTTTGTGCCAGCTGTTTTGCGCGCACACCTTGCGTCTTTAATATTCTGGCTACGCTTGGATGAGTCGTCCACGATACGGTACCTTTCGACAAATCTTCTATCAAACCATACTTAAGATTGGGTGTTGGCAATCCAACCTTATAATATTTGTCACTGTCTAAAAAGCTTTTTTTCAGATTTGAATATTCCTCTTCTGCGGCTGCTTGTTGTGCGGCGTATTTGTCAACCAAGGCACCATATTCAGATGGGAACAATGCACCAGTTATTGATTTTTCTACATTGGGTTTTTTGGGGTCAGGTACAATTTTGTAGTCACCACTTGCAAGGGCGTTCTTGAGTTGACCGATTGGTTGTTTCTCAATGTAAAGCTTTTTTACAATCAATGCGTCAAGACCAAGCTTATTATCTGGTGTGTTTTCAAGCTCATTTTCCTTCGTTGTAGTATTCGTATATGCTGCAAAGATTTTGTACAAGTCTGGTGCTTTGAACGCAAGGGATTTTCTTCTTATGTTTAACAACACATTTTCTCCGTATGCACCATTAATATAAGCATCTATGCGTGGGTCATCAATCGTCGGTGGTCTGAACACATTAGGGTATGCTGCTGCGGCAAATGCTGCAATCTCTGCGTCGAACGCGTCTTCGATGTCTTTCGGTTTGCCAAGACCGGGTTGTGCTGTCTGCACTCTTTGCGTGAACTGTTGTTCGAATGCGCGTGCACGCTCGGGTGATGCGCCTGCGGCTACGAGTCTTTGTGCTATCTTTGCCATTATTCTATACCCAATCCAAGTGCGGCAAGTGCCCTAAGTTGGTCTTCCAAAGTTACGCCTCTGCTAAACCCTGGATTCGGTCCTATGTTTGGAATATAGTCTGGCGGTGGTTGCAAGAACCCTGGTTCTGGGTCTTCAAATGGTCCTTCTTGCGAACCATCAGAAAAAATATCATATTTGACACGATTTGGACCCGAACCCTCATAGCGAGAAGTAATCAAATAGCGAGAAGGAGTACCAGGGCGATAACCGGTGTCTGGCGGTGGTTGCAAGAACCCTGGTTCTGGGTCGTCAAACGGACCTTCCTGCGTGTTGTCCGAATACACATCAAACCTCACACGATTGGCGCCACTACCCTCGTAACGCACGCCTACCAAGTTGCGGGAAGGAGTGCCAGGGCGATAACCAGTGTCTGGACCAGACAAATCACCTTGATTGGCTCTGATGTTGCTGGTTGCAGGTGTCGGATAATTGGCTGCCTCTGGTGGCAATTGTCCGCCTTTGACGAAATCAATTGAACCAGTCGTTGCTCCAGTTGATTCTGGCGGTCGAGTTGCACCAGCCCCTGCACCAGCTCCTGCACCAGCTCCTGCACCAGCTCCTGCACCAGGAATCAAACCGGTAGCCAACAGTTCGGCTATCGCATCCTTTATCGCCTGCTCACGGGCTGTTGCTTCACGCTGTGCCTGTAGTCTAGCTGCACTGATTCTGCTGGCCAAGTCAGCCAAAGCAGACAGTCTTGACTGCTCCAATCCACCAGTGGCCGCACCATAAATATTCTGCAGCTGCGCCAACTGCGTAGCCAAACCCATCTGAGCTTCCGATTGACGCGAAGCCTGGCCTGCTGCCTCACGTGCGGCAAGCACGTTCAGCAACTGGTTGTAGTTTGATGCGCCACCAGCAGCCTGGATGTTTGCCAGACGTGCTGCTTCCTGTGCGGCAGCCGGGCTTACTCCCTGGCCTGCCATGTACTGGCCGAGCTGCGACTGTGTCACGGCTGGCATGGCGCGTTGAGCTTGTGCAAACGCAGTCGGTTGATTGCGCGCAAGATAATTCATCAAGTTCGAAAAACCAGTCTGAGTCAAACCCCTCGATGCCGTTTCACGAGCCTGCAGTTGCGACAACAAATTTGCGGCCTGGTTTCGGATGTATTCTTCACCAATTCTTTGCTGGGATTCCAGTTCTCCGGTTATGACAGATGGTATGCCTGCACCAAGTTGACCCTCCAGATATTTGAGCGATTGAGCGGCACCTGCTCGCTGTCTCGCCAATGCTTGAGCATCAAGCTCTTGTTCCTGCGCAAATTTTCTTGCATCAAATTGAATTTTTGCTATATCGGTTTCATAACCCGTCTGTGCTTTATATGCATTGATTGCAGCGTTTTGTCTGGCGGCGTCGGCCAAAGCATCGTAATAGGTACGTGGAACTCTGCTGCCGCTGCTGCCACTGGTGGCAGTTGAGGTGGTCGGAATTTCTGAACCTTCGGTGGGGTCAAATATATTTGATTGTGGTTTATTAGAAACTACTTGACCAAGTCTTCTTGAAATAACAGCCATTATTCAACCTACCTTAAGTTCATCAACGCTTGCGCGTCTTCTGCTATTTGTCTTGCTTTGGTTCTCTCCAGGTCAGCCAAACCCGACTCCAGCCCCTGCTGCAGCTGCGTAGCCGTAAGGTCATAACCCCTCAAACCAGTGGCCAAATCTTCTCTGGCATAACCCAGCTGGCGTTCTCTTTGCTTGGCATAGTTCTCCAAAGCCTGCTTATAAATACCGGAACGAACCCCCATGCCTTGCAGGCCCCTGCGACCATAAGCGCTGGTAAGTCTGGGAACCTCGCCCAAACCGCCGCCAGCGGTCCTACCAAAGGCTGCCTCTTCCAATTGCAAAATAGGGCGTTGACCGCGCACCTCAGCCAAATAACGATTGTAGGCATTCAAGGCAGCCTGTTGGGCATACTGGTCAAATAGGTTTCTTCTGGCCGCTTCATATATTTCTGGTTGGAATGCCATGAAAACTCTCCTATATTAAAGGCTAAATCTTTACCTTTTGTAGTCGTACCATTTAACAACGGCATATCGAATGCCTTTTGTTATTGGGTGAACCTGATGCATGTAAGGAAAACCTGACGAAAACACCACAATCTCACCCGCTTCTGGTTTAATTTTAAGATTAAATTCTTTGAACTCTAGTTCGCCACCCTCAAAATCATCATTTAAAAATAAAGATAAAGATACTACTCTTGGAAACTGAGGATGGTCATCTATGTGGTTATGAAACTTATTTCCTTCTTCATAACGCAATAAAACGGTGTGATGGCTAACCAGGGGTATTATGCTGTATCTGCCCCTGAAGTCCTCTATAATCGCATCCAGGCCCGTCTGGAGCGATTCTGCAGCCCTGCGTACAGGGTCTTGTGGATGGCATGTAAATTCTTTGTCAGTTATAAAATAATTGTAACAATTTCTTGCGGAGTAATCCACACCAGGCTTGTCGTCTTTGACCAAAACTTCGGCTGGTTTCCATTGTTTAAACATTGCATTTTGAATCAAACCTTTTAATGTGCGGGCCGATTCTTTGGCAATCTTGTATTTGACGATACCAGGTGCCAATTCTATTTTGTCCAAAACCGTCATGTCTACTGTCTCTGGTTCTGATTTGATTGAATCACCAAAGAATTCGTTGTAAAATCTCAATATTACGGAATAATCATGGCATGAACAAACGGGTTGATTCACTGGTCCGTCTGGCATTGCGAAATAACGATTGCGGTTGAAAAACCTTGCGTCGCCGTCCGCACCGTATTTATGAAAACCATCCTTGGCGTCTTTTTGTATCCAATGGTTTGGTTGCGTAAAATGCAGAAACAAAACCGTCGTATGTGCATCGGGGTCACTCGTTGGATACGGCGGCCTTGCATGCATGTGTTGTTGTCCGCAGAAAACAATTGCATCATTGGGATTCTGCTCGAAGTGCTGACCCTCTACTATCAATCCCCAGTTTGCGGTATTCTCTATCGTTATATCTATCGTTGTTTGCGTGCCGTTCTGGTCTGTATGCTCCCAAAGGTGCGGGACGCAACCATTTTTTCTTTGGTATCTAACGGCAAAGAAATAAGCTTTCTTCAAAGAATCATCGTTGAATATTTCTCTTGCCTTTTGTGTGCAGTGCTCTTCAATATCAGAATCAAATTGTACCGGCGCCTCCCACCTGGCGAGCATGGTGTGGAATTGGACTTTGTCCGTACCCATTCCAGTATCTGCCACAGATTTTTTGACACGGTCCAACATGTGTTGAGGAAAGAAATTTTTTATTATCCTTGGTTCAGACAAAACTTCTGGTAGTTCGAACAATATTTCCTTTGTCAGCATCACCAACGACCGATTGGACATGTTGCTTTTTCTAGTTTGACTTTCATGTTCATGAAACATCCGCATTGTTTGCATTGTTTGGTTGCGTTTATCAATTCGGGGCAATCCATGCACAGCGACATACGGGTGCTTTCAATTTCATCCGACACCTTGGGGGCATTTGGGTTCAATATGTCCCAAGGTCTTGTGTCGCCAAGTTTCTTTTTGTATTCTTGCCAAGCCGATGTCATTGATTAGCTCTGTTGAGTGAACTTTCCGTTTGTGTACAAGTCACCTATTTTTGCTTGGTCTGGTTCAATCGGAACAATCGTTGGGTTTGAAGAAAGTACCGCAACTTTGCGTTCGTTCAATACTGAAACTACTTCAATGTTTGCGACTTCGCCATCACAAACAAAAGCATACCATTTGTATTGTGTCGTGTCTTTTATGTTTGCGGGTATTTGATTTGATATGTTGCTCATATTACTCCTTTATTTAAGTATATCATACTTAACAGACTGGGTCGCCCTCTAGGCAGCCAAAGAACAAACCAAAAGCGCAACAACCGTTGGTTGAAATGTACGATTCCCAAAGACCCATTTGTCCTCCGCAAATTTCGGGAATGCACGCTTCATATGTATATTGGAACACCCAGTTTCCAGGATTGTGGACTGGGTCGCCCAACGAACCACAGTTGAATCCTGCACAGGGGTCCACCGGCGGTGTAACAGGAGGCGTAACCGGGGGCGTTACAGGTGGCGTTACAGGTGGCGTTACAGGTGGTGTTACAGGTGGTGTTACAGGTGGTGTTACAGGTGGTGTAACAGGTGGCGTAACAGGTGGCGTTACAGGTGGTGTTACAGGTGGCGTAACTGGCGGTGTAACAGGTGGCGTGACGGGCGGAGTAACTGGTGGTGTTACAGGTGGTGTTACAGGTGGCGTGACGGGCGGTGTAACAGGAGGAGTAACTGGCGGTGTAACTGGCGGAGTTACGGGTGGTACGACTGGTGGAACGACTGGTGGAACGACCGGAGTTACCGAGTTTGATGCAGAAGAATAATCGCTGTTTACACCATACGATGTTTCTGTCCTGACCTGGAAGGTGTAAGAAACACCGTTGGTCAAACCAGTGACGGTTATCGGAGAAGAAGAACCAGTGGCAGTCACGCTGTCTGGAGTGGACAACGCACGATAAGTCACAGCACCACCCTTACCGGTGTAAGACGGTACCGTAAAAGCAACGTCAGCTTGGGCGTTGCCAGCCGTGGCACTACCAATCGTTGGTGTGCCGGGCTGCGAACCGCCACCTGCTACAGCTGCCGTCGCCAACATTATGCCGATAAATCTCCCAGGGCTATCCAGTTGTTGGACGACCTTTTTATCAACACAGCCGAAGAAAACTGTGCACGAAGCTTGACTCCGGGCGTTCCGTTCAACGTGACACCGGCACCGGCGACGAACGTCGTTTGTCCTGCACCCGTCTGTATCACCAGTATCTGTGTCCCGTTGGCGAATGCGACCGAAGATTCCGGTGGAATGGTCACGTTGACTCCGGCAGCATCGTTCTTTTCTATTATCGTACCGTCGTCTGTCAACTGAAGCGTATAAGAACCGACAATCGGAGAAGGAACGATATGCGCGATAAGCGCACCGGTGACGTTCAACGACGTGCCCGTTGCAGCACCGATGACTGGCGTGGTCAACGATACGCTGGTTTGAATCTTGGCACTGGTTACCGCTCCAGTTCCAATCTTTGCTGCCGTTATAGCAGAATCTGCGATGTCAGAGGTGTTGATTGCGCCAGCATCAAAGTTGTCGCCCGCCGACAGGTCTTCCACGAAGTTCTTGACTGCGGTAAAGTTTGCGTTCATCTCTGGTGCGTCAATGACATCACCGTTGTTGAATGAGTTCGGAATAGTTAGTGTTGTCATTAGTTTTGGCTCCTTACCTTTCTCCTTTTGTATTTGTAGGCGACCGAATTGATACCCCATTGTCTACCATCGAAACTGTCATCGGTGACCGCACTGGGGCCAGCGAACTTCAGCTGCACACACTTGGCTCTCTTCAACCTGCCGCCTCTTTGTATGCCCTCTTTGAGGTCGCTTTCGCCGAACACTCCGACACCGAACACTCCCGCTCCCCACAACGCACCGTTCACGACCGGGTCCAAGCTAATCGTGTGGCTTGTCACGGCGTTTTCGGTGTTGAAATCGTGATAGACACTGACATCAATTTCTGTCTCCAGGTCCACCGGACGAACCACGTACAGGCTTCTCACGAACGTCTTGTCCTGCACGTAACGGTCGTCATAAAACCATGGTGTGACGAATATCGTATTGTAGTTCCCCAGTGCATCGCCGCCAGGCACGTCGTCCATCGCGTTCTGCGGAATGTCGTCAGAATACTCGAACTCGTCCACGTACATCACGTACTTGAAGCTTGAATTTGGATGAATCATCAAATGCCAAATCTCGCCATTGCTGTCGTTCCAGTCGACACCGGACAACAAACCGTACCCTGTTATCGGCACGGGTGTGGCGGCCTGCTGAAAGGTGGCGGACTGGTACATGGTGAACGAACCGCTTTGTCCAATCGACGGGTCGAAGACAAAATTCATGTTGGCGTAATCCACCGCGGTGCCGGTCGGATTGCTCGTGGAAGAGGTGGTGCTCGGGTCAAAATCGAACGGGGCAGACATCCACACCCTGTCGTTCACATAGGACAGGGTGAGTTGGTCGAGTTTTTGTGCGTTGATTCTGTTGGTGTCAATCGTGGGCTTCAACCTTGAGAAGATGTCCTGTATGCCGTTGCGGTTGAAGAACAACAGCCCTCCTGGATAGTCGAAAAAGAACGCACCACCGCCGCCTTCCACGACATGCTGAGGATATTTTATTCCCACTGTCGTGGACAATTCCACCAACTGGAAACTGTCGGCATCGTAACCCATCAACAGGTACACCGCCTTGGGTTTGAATATCAGCAGCTGTCCGTCGACCACGGCCAAACCGGTGATGCCCTCTCCTCCGGCCACGATATCAATATAGTCGTCTTGGTACCAGTCTTGCGGTCTGTTTTCGTGCGACCAACGAATCCTGTTTGGATGGTCGACAAGCACCGGCGTGGCGTCGTCATTCAGTTCTTTCGTGTTGGCGCAGAACAGTTTGTTTGCGTGCGCCCTGACGAGTTCTGCCCTTGGCATGTAGCCGCCGGTGGGCGCTTGATACGGCTGCCAGGTCGGACCAGAAGCCGAAAGCGCAGTGGCGTACGTGTCGTCCTGGTTCCAGTAATACATCTGGCTTGCGTCTTTGCCGACCGCAAAATACAGGGTGTCGAGCCACTGTGTCACGCTGGCCCCGTTGGTGGACTCGACCGCAACGTCGTCACCAGAAGAATATTCTATCGTCGAGAAGTCGGAGCCGGTCGATTGGTAAAGTTTTCCGTCGGTGGCACCGTCTTTGCCGGTGTTCAATATTATTCTTGGTGAGCTGGCGTCCTTGTAGTTGAACAACCCTTTTGGTTTCCAGTTGCCGCTGACTTGTGTCTCGTGCTTTTTGTTGTATGCGGCGCGGGTGAACACGCCACCGCGGGGGTCCACGTCCATGTTGAGAATGAACGGCGTTTCGTTGTCCCTCAACTGGAATTGGTCGGCACGAAAGTTTATGCCGCCAGTAAAATCTCTTTTCTGATTGAAAAGAATCTGCGCCATTTAGAGTGCAATCCCGCTGGGATACGGCGAGCCGGGCAGCACGCGCAGACTAGGCGAGTCCATCCACCACCAGTCGTACGGCGTCAATCGCAAGCCGCCAGACATAATCAGCTGTCTGTTGCTCGACGGTGCGGTGAGCTGGCCTTGTATGATTGCCACTGCTTTTTCGAAGCTCAACATGTATTCTCTTGCCATTTCCGGGTCTTCCTGGAATTGGAAGATGCGCGCCATCACGTAGTTCACCAACGGCAGTTGCATTTGCGGGTCGATGTCTATCGAAGTGTTCTCGTCGGTGAACCAAGTCAGGCTCGGCACCCTGAAACCGCGTATGGTCAACGAATAGATTCCGTCTGGTAAAGGCCAAAGATTGAGTCTGTTGGCCCATACGGAAAAATATGCGGGTATCGAAGGCTGGTCCGAAGTACCGACCCATATGGATTCTGCCCTGGCCTGGTCTATGTAGACGAGCGCGTTGCCGCCACTGGTGTTGTTCACCACGGAGATTATTTGTTGAATGTCGGTGATGCTCACCGTTACTATCGACGGAAGAATTCTGCCGAACGAAGCGTATCCTCTCGTGCCAGAAACCGTCGAAACACCGTACGTTGCCTGATAATAAGGATATCTTTGGCTCAATGCAACAATCTTTTGAAAACCTTCTTTGATGAAACCATTCACGAGGTCGGTTGATATGTCGTCGTTCTCGGAAAAACCAATATCCAGGTCCGACAGTTCCTCGACGAACGTGCGCATCTGCGACAAAGTCAGGTTGGCGTTTGCAAATGATATCGGCATTTAAAACTCCTACTCTTTGGGGTCTAAAGCAGCGTCCTGGTTCTCCGCAATCTTGTTCATCGAACGCAGGTGTCCGATGCAGTAATCCGTGCCTTTGGCTTTCGGCGCCTTGCATTCTTCTTCTTTTGAGTTCATCGCCTGGCACAGCCCTCTGCCGTAGTGCACTCCGCCGTAAGCAACGCCCGACGGTGGTGCAAGCTCCACGCCTTGACCGTGGTAGTCTGCGCGCCCATTGCCGACGTGTCTTGCCCCGGCAACGGTGCCGTAAGGCTGTGTGCCCGCCAGTCCCTGGCCTTGGCCTTGTGTTTGTTTGTTCATGTGTGTTCCTTCTTTGTGCTAAATGTAGAACATGCCGCCAGAGGCTCCTTCTCCCCTGGCGGCATGAACGCGTGTTATTGATTATTCGTTATCGCCTACGAATATGCGTCTCCACGACAGGGTGGACAAACCGCCTTGTGCGATGATTGTTGATGCGTTCTCGGCGATGCCGGAAACACCAATGAAACCATCGGCAGACGGAGTGATGACACCGTACACGAACGCCGAGTTCATGCCAGTTGCAAGCGCAACCGAAGCAGAACCGTGGTCAGGAGTGTCGACAGCGACGCAAGCCGTACGAACGACGGTTGTTGCATCGGTGTTGTACTCGCTGATGAAGTGCACGTCAGTTGGTGTCGCACCAGCGTTGATGCTGAATGCTGCGCCATCTGTTGCGGCTACGGCTGTGTATACGACGCGGGCAGCGAACTCGTATGTTTCGCCAGCCTTGCCGTAAAAGCCGAAGTCGTCTGAGTCAAGCACCGTGTATGAGGTGTCCAGTGTCACATCGCTTGCCAGAACGTTCGTTCTTTCGACGATGAATTTGTTGTTTGTTGCCATAGTTGTTTCTTTCTCCTTATCTTTGTTTTGATAGATACCTAACTATGTTGGTATTGTTTCATTGCGGGGAATCGCTGATGGGGGAAGGGCTGCCCGAAGGATGACAGCCTTTAGACTTCCCCCACCAACGAAACTTTATCAGGCGTCAGCCGTGAGGAAGCCCTGACGTGAACGGTTGCTGCAGGTGAGCTGACCGTAAGCAAGTACGAGCGCGTAGCGGGCGTCAACGCCAGCAACGGTGCCGTTCATGAATTCGGTCGTCTTGAACCAGTAGCCGTTCAAGCCGGTGAGCTTCAAGTACTTCGTGTTGAGGAAGTACATCGGCGCATCGGTTGCATCAACGGCAAGTTCAAGGTCGAACACGATTGGTGTCTGCTTGAACATGAGGTTGGTGAAGCCGGCGTTGGCCTTGGCAACGTCTTGGTAACGCACGTTGTTGGTCAACAGTGACTCGTACTTCTCGAAGAGGCTCGTGTTCGTGACGATGAGGTCAGGAACGTCGCTTCCCTTTGAAGCACGGTTGTACACGTCGGCCATCGTGGTAAGCGCCAATGTGGCGCCCATGGTCGTGGCTTGCGTGGGGTTCCACCAAGTGTTGCTGGTAGCATTGATGCCACCGACCGTGTTGTTCTGGGTTCCGATTATGTTGCCCAGACCATTGAAGTCGGTTGCAGCCGATGCCGAACCGAAGAGTTGCTCGTTGAGCGTGGTCTTCAGCGACATTTCAGCCTGCATGATTTTTGCGTTCAGCAATTTGATGATTGCCTCGGTGCCACGGTTCTTGGCTTCCTCGATACCGCTGATTGCGATAGAAGCAGCCATCTGCTTCCAGTCGTACTCGGCAGCCGAGATGCCCTCTTGTGGGGTGAGGTCGATTGCATCGTAACCAGAGTACGTTGCAACCGTGTCGTTGGCAGCATACATCAATGGTTCGATGATTTGCGTGCCGCCCTCTTCGACACGGACTCTGCCGCGTTCGTTGAGGTGGTTCAAAAGGACGAGGTCCTTGAAGATGTTGTCAACCAATGTTGGCTGGTAGTTTTGCAGCGTAGTTGACAACAGTGAATTGAAGTCCGGGTTGCCGGCCATGTTGTTCTCCTTGTTGTGTTAGATGTTGAGTGTCTTTTTGGCTTGTTCAAAAGCCTCGAAGACTGACGTTGGTTTAACAGTTTTCGGTGCGACCGAAGTCTTGTTGGCAGAGCCACCTGACACCACTGCAGCAGAACGTTTCGCCTCAACTCTGGCCTGTTCTTCTGTAAGCTTCTTCTGCGCCTCTGACGCCTTGGAATAAACCTTGTCAAAGGATATCTGCTTGAAGACTGCTTCCAGGTCCGTAGAACCGGTGGCCAGTGCTTTGGCTACCACTTCGTCTGCATTGAAGTCGTCACCATACTTGCTTTGCAAAGAATCAATAGTCCTGGTCAAATCATCCATGGCTTTCTGTTGTTCGAATGCCGCGATTCTTTGTTCCAGACTACGGAATTGCTTTTCAGCCGGGTCAAGATACTCTTCTTCGACCTGTTGGTCTTGGATTGGAGCATCTAGGCCGTAATGCCTAGTAAGCGCCTGCAAGGTGCCTGCCGGGTCCCTTTGCAGAGCTTCTGCTAAGGTTGCGGCAAACTGTACTTGCTTTCTTTGTTCGCTGAGTTCCTGCGTTTTGCGGGTATAATCCGCCTGGCGCTGGTATCCAGCTAAAGCCTCCTTAACTGGAACCATGACTTCTTGACCGTCTACTTGGAGTTTGACGACTTTGTCGGCAATCTCTGTGTAGTCAAAAAGCTCTGGTTCTTGTACCGGAGTTTCTGCTGTGACCTCTGTCACTTTATCAACTTGTCCGTTTGCAACGGGGTCAACTACGTTTTCAGGGTTAGCAATATTATTATTTTCATTCGTCATTATAGGAGTCCTATCCTTCTTTGGTTATTCCGCGGGTATAAAGCCCTCTAATATAAGGGACTTTTTATTACATTGTTTTACTGCGCGCCCACCAATGCTTGAATTATCTCGGGGGGAAGACTTTGAATCGAGCCAGGAACGGCGCCTTGGCCTATCTGGCCACCAGTACCTTGAATCGGGCCACCTGAAATTAAACCAGGCGGCAATTCAACTGGCTGCTCTGGAGGCATCGGGACTGCGTCCAGCTCTGGGGGCATGGCCTCTGGCATCGGGGGTTGCTGTTGTGGTGGGGGCGGCTGCTGCAAGAAAGAACCTGGGTCTTTGACACCAAAGCCCTGCTGCAGCACGTATTCCGCCAATCTTGGCAGGTTTACAAGCCCAGCCTGGGCAAACGGTTGCATGGCCGAAACCATCTGGAGGGCCATGTCCCTGCGGAAAGCCTCGTTTCTTGGGGCCGTAGAACCAGCCTCGACGGTAAAATCGAACTCGCCCGATATATAATCTTTGTCAAAAGTCAACCACACCGGGGCTGCTTCTGTGCCCACTATTCTTACCGTCTGCTCACCGGTCATGAACTGTTGGGCAAGCATTATAAGATTAGAAGCACACGCGGCAATTCCGTTTTCGATTGCGATGAGCTTTTCTGCCACCCTGGCATTCCCGGCTTCGGCGATGATGGCGGCCTCACGAGCAGTTCTTGTAGTCTCGGGGATTGCACCACGCTGGTATTCAGAAACGCCTGATACTCTGTCAATGTCATTCTGGATGAGTGTCGACTGATTGTAGAATTCTGGTGGGTTGATGAGGGCTGGCATCGGAACGACGACATTGTTGAGATTCTCTCCTGACTTGACCGGCACTATGACGTTGTCTTCGTCAGAAGCCAGAGCTTGGCGACCATCGTCATCGAAAGCCGACTCCTGGAACAACCACTTGCGGCTGTAACGTTTCCTGTGCAGCATCATCTGGGTGCGGGTCTCGTTCAACTCGTACTGCAGGGGCTCTATCGCCTCCAGCTCACCCATCGGATAAAAGAACCCCGGTATGTCGTAGTTGCGCAACATGAAGAACGGATGACCGAAAGCATACGGCATCTTTATCGGCCTAATCAAGAACTTGTCCCCGCCCGAATCGGAGAACACCGACAACTCGCCGGTCTCTATGTTGTAGTATTCGTAGATGTCGCAGTACGCCTCGTCGGGATTGGCGCCGGCGTCGGTCATGTAACCCTTGTCCATGTTGGCGTACTTCTGGTATGATGACGGACTGAGTTCTTTTCTTGCGGCGGCATCATAGCGCCTGTCTACTTTTGCGTCCTTCAACGGACGGCGGGTGCGCTGGGCCATCCAGCGTGCGTCTTCCATCGTGCAAGCATCGGGGTCCACGAACATCTCGAACGGGTCGACGCGCTCTACGAACGGCCTGTCTTCCCTGATGATTGTGTCGGCTTCGACGTCGTCAGCAGGTTTGTTGTCAGCTGCTTCATCAGCTGAATATTCGACGGTATCAAGTCTGGCCTCTTCAATAAAGCGATACCCAGTTTTAATCCAACCATGCCCAAGTACCAGGTAGTCTTTAACGGCTCGTTGAAATTCTTTCTGACACCCATAATGCTGCCACCAGTAGTTGATGATTGATTCTGTGACGATGGCTTTGTCGCCATCTTCTGGTTTGCGAGGATTGACGTTGATTTTCGGGCGGCCAATCGACACCGCGGGTGCGAGAGTGTTTATCGTAGAAAACGATATGTTCACCAACAGCCTGTCGCCCGTGGTGTAGCCACGATAATGGCGGCCACGATACAGGTTGATGAGCCTCTGCCACATTTGGTCGTAGTTCTCGCCGGCACGCCATTTCTTGGCGTAATCTACGTGTTTTCTGTAGCTGGAGAGCCTGTTGGCATTTGACTCACGCGCCATTTAGCAGTCCCATTTCCTCAAAGCCAAAGCCTTGCGTGTCGGTCTGCCCTTTGAATCCTTCATCGGGCCCGGCATGCCCCCCATGCGTGCGCAGAAAGACTTGCGCCTGGCTGCCGCCTTGGGTGATTTCTTCGCCTGTTTGGCCGACACCGGCGGCTTCAACGTGCCACCAGTCTGGGCCTTGTATGATGCACGCCCCTTGGCGTTCAATCCGCCCTTGGGATTCTTTCCTTCTTTGCGTTGCCACGCAGCTGTCTTAGCCATTATTTTTTCCTTTTAGTTTTACGAGAAACGACAATTTTGCCGTCTTTCTCTTTCACAGTCATCCCAGCTCTTTCAGTTTGTTTTTTTAATTGATTGTATTTTTGGGCAACTGTTAGTTTTTTTCTGGGCATTACTTTTTCCTCTTGCTTTTTGGTTTGCCATTGGCGGGCACGCAGTTGGGCACCTTTTTTCCGCCCTTGTACTTCATGCCCCTCATGACATAGCCGTCCCAGCAGGGTCCTTGCTTGGCCATTATTTTTTCTTTGGTTTGGCGTGCTTCAAAACTTTGCTTGATGCACTGTGCTTGGCCCCGGTATGAAGTTGACCATTCATTTTATGCGTAGGTCCTTTGTACACTTTGCCGTTCGGCAAATAATGTTTTACTCCCTTGGCCATTATTTTCTCCTCTTCGGTTTTTTTCTCAGGGCCTTAAAGTCTGCGCCGGTTATCTTGTCGCGCGGCTCGGCCACACGGGCAAGCTTCTTTTGTTTGGGTGAATATTTTGAAAATGGCATTATCTGTAGCTCCTTGTTTTTTGTGCAATCTTCTTTGGTTGTTTGACAAATTGTTTGCCGGCCCTGTTGCCTTTGGCTTTGGCTCTGTTGGTTGCGGCTTTTTCTGCGGGGCTCAACGCGTTCCACGCCGCATCAGGCAGGTAGCGTTTCTTGCCCTTGGACGGTTTGCCGTCAGAGGTGCGCCACTTCTGGTCGCCCCAACGCTTGAGAGACTCTTGCGATTTTGCCCTAGCCACGATAACCGCCACCCTTTTTCTTGTATTCGTTGGCGAGCAGCTGTGCCTTGCGGGCGCTCCATTCGCCAGGGTCTCCGCCTTTTGTGCCAGCCTTTATTTTTTCAAACAAAGCTTTGCGCATGCCGGGCTTGGTGTAGTTGCCGGCCTGGTTTACTTTTGACTTACTTCTTTTTTTTGCTGCCATTGTTCTTTTTCCTTCTTGTTATATATTTCTTTTTTGTCGTTGCGGGAAGAGTCGGATAACGAGGATTAGCGGCCACCACGACCCTTGTATCCGCGTTGCTCCATGGCTTCTTGCTTTCCCATCTTTTTCATCGACGGAGCCTTGCTCTTTTTCTTGGACGTTTTCTTGCCCGAAGCCTTGGCGTAAGCCTCGGCCATTGACATATTCTTCTTGGGGTACATGTTGTGCTCCTTTATCTGGCGTTAGATGTTGATATTAGGTTTACTGCTATACCTACGCTGCCGGTGTCCGAAGGACCCAATGAAAATTTTATTTCTTTCAAACCAGCAACGTTGACCCTGAAAGCGTTAGAAGAAAACGAACTTGAATTAGCCAATGAGGTAACTGCTGCGGTTAAGTCTGTGGCACCGAAAGACTGAACGCCAAGAGCCACATATTCTGAACCAAGAACGCTTCCGGTAAAACTCAAAGTGCCATTCCAAACTCCAACAGCACGAATTGCTGCATCTGTGTAATCGGCAACATCAATCACCAAGGAGGTTGACGCATCAACTGTTGTGCTTGATATTTGTTTCATTTCTTCCTACCTTTTTTTGTAGATACTTTTAGTGTCTTAATTTTCTTAGGTTTTTTTATTGTTTTTAATTTAGAAAAATTATATTTATCTATTTTAACTTTTTTTAATTTCACTTGTTTTCCCCTTTTTGGTCAAATGCCATGTTATATGGTCATCAAGCTTTTCGTCAACTTTGTCAACTTTAAAAACAACTTTGTTCAGCAGGGCGCGTGCTTCTGCATGCTGGTTGGTGTTTTCTTCCCTGAGCTTTTGAATTAAAACCACAAGCGGCCCACCGATTACAGCAACTACGATGGGCACCAACCACTCCATTATTAAATTAATTCTTTCCTTGTAGACATTTTTTCGACGCCAGGTATTGCTTCATACATTCTTTGAGTCTCCCTGATGGTCGAGTTGTTCCAAGCTTTTTGACCGTATTCAACAGCCCTAAAACCAAACTTTATTTCTTTAATATGGCATTTAAAACAGATTCCACGCTTTTTGTCTTGTTCCGTTTTGAGTTCTGCGCCACAAATCGAGCAATTCACGCAATAGTCTCCTAATAGTAAGGTAAAAGCATTACATTTTGTCGCTATACCAATTAAACTCACCTATAAAATAACGTTCTTGTTCTTTTTTGGGTTTTGGCATGCGAGAAGCAAAATAGTTTAAAGTTCCGAATGGGGCGTCAGTTTTGGCTTTGTACTCGGGCAACCACACATATTTCAACATTTGGTTGGCTATGGCCAGGCTCATGACACGGTCGTCATGGGGTGAGCCGTGAGTCTGGCCGTTGTCGTCACGCACGAAAGTCTTGAGTTCTGCTATCGTCAACTCACATCTTAAATTAATGATTGAGTCTCTTATATTGGCGTTCAGCTCGTCTAGGGCCAATGGTTTGGTCAATGTCGTTGTGCGCCAACCCAACGTGTCTGATATCTCTGGATTGCGTTGGTTTAGTCTGCGTTGACGGTAGATGTTGATATAACCAGCTTTGTTGAGTGCGGTCAAAGTCGTCAAACCGTGGTTGTTGGATTCCACGCCAATCAAAGCCTCATTGTAAAAATATCCAAGGGCGTACAATATTTCTTCGCCGAACTTGTCGGGGTCGACATGCCCGTGCCAGTGGGCAACTACTACGCCAGACTTCGCGTCAATCACATGGGCCGATGAGTAGTCACCTCTTGCTAGACCTTCGGCTACGTCTGCACCTACGACGTATCTGGCTCCTGCCTGTGGCACTTGCCACAATGACAGTGGTCCGCCATCTGGGTCAAACATGTATGAGTTTCTTAAATCTGAAAGTTTTTTGTTGCGACCTTTTCTCGGAATATAAATCTCCAGCTTCTTCAAAGAGTCGATGTCGAACACCGGTCGACCAGAACGGATGAATGCTTCCTCTGGGTTGCTCGGATATTCTTGGTGCAACTGCCATACCGGTAGTTCTGCCGCTTGTGCATCGTACCAGGCTTGGTCGCGTTCTGCGGCTGACCACGGAAAAAAGATGCCCTTGAACCTGTTGGTGGCGTTCTGTGAGCCTTGCCACAAGTTGAAGAATATGTTGCCTTCGCCTTTTGCGGTCGACAGACAGATGACTCTACCGCCCACGTCGGCAATCGGTTCTATCGACGCCCAGGCTTCTTCTGGGTTCGGCAAGAACGCCATTTCGTCGATGATGGCCAGATACACCGATTCACCACGGGCTGGTTCGTTCGCCGACGGCAACGATTCAATCACCGAGTCGTTGTTGAACGTCATCTTCAGCACGTTGTTTTGTGTCAACTCTGGACCAGACAACCTCAACCAATCGGGCAGGAACTTGTAGATGTATTTGGCTTTGGCCAGAAGCTTGGTTGCTTCTCTCTCCGTCTTTGACAACATAACGATGAAACGGTCTGACCAGAAGAAAGCAAGCCAGAAAGAATATGCCGCGGCGAGAGTCGAGAATCCTATCTGGCGCGCTTTTAACACTATCGAGTATCTGTTTTCTATCCATGCCCTCACCGCTTGTTTTTGTGCATCGCGCAAAATGAACCTTATTTTGCCCCTGTTCGGATGCTTGATGTAGACGTAGTTCTCGCAAAAAAAGCTGAATGCTTCCACCAGCTCGTCCACCGTGGCCCCTTCTTTGCCGCGGCATTTTCTGAAGTGGTACTCGTTTACGAGGTCGTTTAGCTGCATTGGTCGTCGTCAGAAAATACTTGACCATCAACTGGCGATGAAGGAAATTTTATTGCCATCTAAGTGTTCTTTAACTCTGTGCCATTATAACCCAGTCGGTTCCGTCGGAAACCAGCGTGGCCCAGTTGCCTGCGGTTGCCGCAAGAATCGCAGTTCCAGCGGTGTCGGTGTCAATCGGTTTGACGTTCGAAGACGCAGAAACCACGGTCTGTGCCTGGATTGTTTTCACGTTCAATATTCTACCGGTCCAAGATGCTGGTGCCGGCAAAGTCAATACACAAGTAGAACCGGACTTGTTGTTGATAATCCAATAGTCAGAGTCGGCAACCGTGTGGTCTGCCGTTATAGTTACCGGTGCCGAACCCGCATAGTGGCCAGTCGTTTTGAAACGGTTGTCGGTTGCGTCCAAACCAATGCCAGGAATTCTAAAGTTTGCCACGTTTGCATCGCCAAAAGTTA